TAAACGTAATTAACGTAAGATATAGAGACAGTCAGAGTGGAAAAATGCGTCAAATAGAAATGGAAGCATTTTATGTGGGAACAGGGGGAGCATTTAGTGACGAACAATTTTCAACATCCTATAATCCAACAGGAGCTAACAAAAGGATAGAGGCATCTAGAGGAGACCCTGCAGGTTTAAGAGGAGCTCATGACCCAAGAATATTTTATGATTCTGCAAGTGCAAAAAGTCAGGCTTCTTTTCCAAGCAGGGTTGTAGACGCGAGTGATGACATAATAGGATATGTACAATATGCAGGATTTGCTCATAGTTCAGCAGGTTTATTAGTATTATCAGGGACTACCAACACGACTGTTGATGGTAATAGAGCAACCGTGTCAGCAGGGCAGACTATATATTTAGATACAGCTAGTAGTGGTAATACTAAAGTCTTAAGTGCAGTAGATGACCCAAGCAAAGCAAACAGTTTTAGACCTTCCGCAGTAAATGGTAAACGAGTTGCTATTACTATGGAATTTGGGTCAGATTATAGTTACGCAAACATCAGAGAAGCTGTCGCAGCTAGATTTTTACAATCAAACAATCCTAAGATAAGGGGTAGATTTCAAATAACTAATAGTTATCCTGCTCTTACTTTTCAAAGTAGGGTTGCTGCTAGTGGGGATACCATTACAGAAACTACTGTTGGAAGCGGAACAAACGTACAGTTCACTGATGCAAGTGCACAGACTTTGACTGATAACGATAATGGAGGGACAATTGGAGGATATAATCGTATAGTAAAAGCTGGACATTCAATTATGAAACTAGATGGTGATGGGGGTAATGTATCAGCTCATGGATATTTAAATTATGTCAGAAAAGACAATACGGCTGGACAAGAAAATTTACGATTTATGTTAAATACAGGCAGTATTTCTGCTAATGATTATTTAAGATTTGCTGCTCCAGTAAGAAGTGGGCATATGGTTATTGTTGATTCTCAACTACACGGCATAGCGGCTAGACCTTCATTAGTAACTTCAATGATATATTATGAAACTGGGGGAAAAGCATATACTGATATAGAAACTATAGGTTTTAGAGATGGGAGTATAAAATCTGATGGTACTTTAGATTTACAAAAAGTAGTAGCGGCTAGAAGACCTAATGTTAGTAACCTAGATGATATGGTAGATGACGATTATGGTGGTGGCTATACTTTTGAAACTTATAAACCACATTACAGAGGGCAAATTTATCCGGGTAAAAGTAGTAGCTCCGACTCATCGGGCACTGTGACAGAAAAAGAGGATAACGTATCATGGAACGCTGGAACTTTGTATGTAGGTACAGAAACTTATTCCATAAACGCTGGTTGCACAGATGGGGCAACATATGGTGTTAACGGAGATATGGTATTTAGTGATTCTGATACTGACGGTAATCCTGATGACCATTACATTATTTTCTTTGACCCACATGTATCCACTAGTGAATTTTTAACTTTAAAAGAAGATGACTATGAACAACGAAATTCTGCTGCAGGAAGAAGTGCCTTAACAGGTAACAATGATTTATATCCTATATCTGCTCAAAATTTAAAAATAGCTAGATGTGCAGCTAGTATTGTAGGTGCAAAAGCTAAAATAGAATTGTTTATAAGTCAAGGAGCCCCTACAACTGCAGAAACAGCTAATACGAACAGCACCATTGTGTACGCCGAAGGTAGCATAGGAGGGTCGGCATTATCAGGTGACATAGCCAATGATTGGTTGCCTACTGTAAATTCTAATGGCACAACTGGATTTGAATTAGGAAATGGTAGTTTTGCATGGAAAAAAGTGTATTCGGCTAATGCTGATGATACATCATCTGATAGAACCTTAAAAGAAAATATTGAACCTTCAGAATTTGGATTAGACTTTATAAAAAAATTAAAACCATCTAAATATACTCGATTAGAAGCTAGTAAAATTGAACACGGTTTAATCGCTCAAGATGTAGAACAGGTATTAAAAGATATGAATTTAGACCCAAAAGGTTTCTCTTTAGTCAGCGGAGTAGAGGGGGATACTAAAAAAGCTAAGATGGGTTTAGCGTATACAGAATTTATAGCTCCTATGATGAAAGCAATACAAGAGTTATCTGATAAAGTAGATAAGTTAGAAAATGAAGGTAAAGAATAAAGTTGTTAGACTTAGGAAACAAAACCCTTTTATGTCTACATCTGAAATTGCAAGACGAGCAGGGGCAGATATATCGTATACAAGAAGAGTTTTACTCCAGAACAATCTAGAAACCAACCCACCCAAACCTAAACCTGTGGTATACTGTAAAGTATGTAGAGAGATAACTACGGACCGCTACGGACTACATGATGGTGAATGTAGATTTAGGTGGAATAGAATAAGATTAACCTGTTCCTTTTGTAGAGTTCCTTTTTATAGGAGCAGAAAAAGAGTAATGCAGGGCTATAGATTAAAATTAAAGAATGTTTATTGCACAAGAGATTGCTATCAAACATATAGGAAACAAAAATCAAATGAAAATAGACAACGACCTAATACTACAATGGGAGCCGAAGATTAACAAAATGTTGTCAAACATTTATATACAAGGTTATGACAGAGATGACCTTGCACAAGAATTACGAATGATAGTTCTTAAAGCAGCCAAGTTATATAAACCAAATAGGAACGCTATATTTCATACATATTTACACACAGCTATGGTGAATAGATTAAAAACACTATGGTTGCAAGCAAGTAAAAAAATACAAAGTTATAGTTTAGACTTAGAAACTGCTGAAGATGATAACTCATATAGATTAAGTGACTTTGTAAAACAATTAGATGTAAACTTAGATGAAGTAGAGTTCGTAGATTATTTAGAATCCCTTAAATTAGATAAAGGGGAAAAAGAGTTCTTACTTAAAAAGTTCCAAAACCATACTATGAAAGACATAGAAGAACAGTTAAAAAGTATTTCTGACACAAAGATTGTCAATGGAGAAGAAGTTGTGGTAAACTACTCCATATACAAAGTAAAAAAATCATTAAGAAATAAGTTAAACGAAGAGAAATAGTATTGGAAAATTATAATTTTATAGAGTCTGCAGTCATTTTTAGTCTGTGTGAATCGAGTAATTATAAACATTTTGCTCATTCACCTAAAGATTTTGCAGAACACGGCGAAACATTTAAGTTTATACAAGACCATATCGACTCATATAAAGAGTACCCTAAACCAGAATTGTTGATAGAGAAGTTTGATACATTAAAACCTGATGCACAATCAGTAAATTTTAATTATGCTCTCGATGAATTTAGCAAACAGGTTATGTTTAGGAATATAGTAAACACTATTAACTCTAATCAAGCCGTATTAGACGAAAACCCTAAGAAAGCATTGGGTAGTTTAATAGAAGGGCTTAGTGATATAGAGATATTACACGATGAAGATGTTAATCAATACGATAGTGGGGGACTAGATAGGTATGAAGAGTGGAAGAGACGTAGTAAGATTAGGCAAATGGGTGACGGATTGATAGGAATACGCACTCCTTTCCATTTAATCAATGCATCAGGGGTTGGTTGGCAACCCGGAGACTTAATTACGTCTTATGCAAGACCTACAGTCGGTAAAACTTGGTTATGTTGCAAGTTAGCAGCTGATTCAGTGCGTAGTGGGCACAAAACACTACTAGTATCTACCGAAATGCCTACAGCATCAATAGGATTGCGTATGGATGTCCTATTAGGGCACTCATTAGGCTATAAACTATCGCATAGTGCCCTTAGAAACGGTAAAGAGATAGATGAAGGCGAGTATAAACGCTTTTTAGAGGAAGTAAACTATAAGAACCTACTAGTATGTGACCATATTAGTGGTGAAGATAGTATATCACTACCTAGTATTACTAATTTAGTGCGTAAGTATAGTCCAGACGTGCTAATTATTGATGGGGTGTACTTAGTATCTACTGCTGATAAGAATAAAGCAGCATGGGAACAGTCACATTCGTTATTTTATGGACTTAAAACTATGGCGTTGTCAACTAACACTACAGTTATTGCCTCAACACAAGCAACTAGAGATGCTGCTAATATGTTTTCTCAACCTACAGCAGGACAAGTAGCTTTTGGAGATGCTTTAATAAGAGCATCAGACGTAGCAATATCAATGTGTATGGTAGAAGACGAGCCTCAACTAAGAGAAATAGCATTCCAAAAATATAGAGATGGAGATTTAGGTTCATCTACTACAGAATTTGTATGGGATGTTGATAGAGGCAGAATAGAGGAGAATCATGGCACGTTTAATTAATTTAAAATGTGGTAAGTGTTCAGCTAAGGGTACATTACGAACAGGTAAAACTATAGTTGATGCAAATGACCTACTAAATAAAAAAGTTTTAGGCTTAGTGAAGAATGACCCATATTGTTTTCAATGCGGAACTACATTCCCAGAGGGTTTTTGGAAGGAAAGCGATGGTTACATATACCGCATACAAAGTAAATAGCATGATAGATTGGACCCAAGCACTACTTAATTTAGGTATAGATGTGCCTGTTGGTACTGATGAGATATCTATACTGTGCCCTTTTCATGATGATACATCTGAATCTTGTTCTATAAATTTAGATAAAGGGGTTTGGATATGTTTTGCTGGATGTGGGCAAGGTGGTCTAAAGAGTTTTTTACAACAATATAAAGATTGGGATTTTAGGCAAGTAAATCAATACTTATCTGACTACAAAGACTTGCAAAGCAAAAAGTTATTTGTTCAGCCTATTGTAGAAGAACAAGGACCATTACCTGAAGTAAACATTCCTTTTAAGCTAGGAATGGTTCCTAAATGGATATTTGATAGGGGTTTTGACAAACAAAGTATGAAGAAATGGTTATGTGGTATATCTCCTGCAAATGGTTTGATAATACCTGTAAAAGATAACAACTTTAGAACAGTGGGTTGGATTACCAGACAAGAAAAACAAATCCCTAAATACTTATATTCAAAGGGTTTGAAGAAATCACATATATTATTTGGACAACCTTACATACGCGATAGTGAATATGTGTGTGTTACAGAAGGACCTTTAGATGCTATGTGGCTTAATCAGTTAGGTTTTCCTGCTGTAGCTTTATTAGGAATGAGTATGTCTGATAAGCAACGAGATTTGCTATTGACATTACCTACTAAGGAACTTATACTATGTTTAGATAATGATGAAGCAGGGCAAAGAGGAAAGAAAAGAGCTTTTGATTTATTAGGTAATAAAATCAAAGTATCTTATATAAATATACCTGAAGGATATAAAGATGTGCAAGACATCAAATCTTATGGTATACTAAAAAATGTAATTAAAAATAAAAAATACTGGTAAAGGAGACGTAATGTCAGGAATTGGTATGATACAAAACACTATACAGAGTAGGGAAAACAGGACACCATTAGGGTCAGAATCTTCTGGTAAAGAAGTATGGCTTAAAGATGGGGACCAAGTTTTCATGAAAAGTATCGCCACAGGTGAAGAGGGCGACATACATTTGGATGACTTTCATGTGTATGAATTTCAGCAAGGTATGGACAAGAGCTGGACTAGCGTATTAGTTGTAGACGGAGAACCCGTTGCATCTGTGCCTAGTGAAGCTATGGTTTACGAAGATGGGAGAAGAAGAGCACCAAGACACAAGTTCGCACTTTGGGTGTATGTAACAGAAATAATGCATGCAGAACAAAGAGTAGATACATGGGAAGAGGTGACTAGTCCTTCTGGTAGTAAGCTATACAAAGAAACTGTTAACGATTTTAAAGTTTTAACTCTATCTTTTGGAGCACAAAACAGCAATTGGAATCAGTTTGTAGATATCTTTGAGGACAATGGGGCTTTAAATAAGGCTGTTCTTAGAGTTAAAAGAAGAGGTAGTGCACTAGACACTACATACACAATTACTTCTACTTCAGGAAACATTGAGTTACCTGATGATAAACAAGCAGAAGTACAAAATCTTACACCTATTAAAGAGTATTTAGGTCAGAGATATGGTGCTGGTGATGTAGCATCTTCTGACAACGTACCATCAGACGCGGTAAGCGTTGATGATAATGACGACTCTTTATTCTAAGGTAGCAACCTCCATAATTAAAGACTCTCCGGCGTATGTCCTGCCGGGGGGTCTTGCTTATTCAGATATGATAGTAACTTCAGACACATTTAAACAAACATTAAATTCATTACCTAACGTATCAGAGTGGATTATTGATGTAGAGACTAACGGATTAAATCCCTACGATATGAATCAGATATGTGGTATAGGATTAGTGCCTGTAACTGACAAAGACTCTCAAATTTATTATTTTCCTTTCAGACATCAAGCTATGTATGATGAACCTTTTTATAAACAAATCCCATCTACTAAAATAGTTAAGACTAAAAACGAAGCTGGGGAAGTTATTAATCAAGAAGAGGTACCAACTACTACATGGGTAGAAGATACTGACGTTGTTCAGTATAACAATTTATCACAAGCCCAACTTAATGAATTAGTAGGGTTTATTAATGATAATTGTAAAAGTCTGATTGGTTACAATGTAAAATTTGATGCTAAGTTTTTAGAGAATGAGGGTATTGATATACCTAATATGAATCTTGTAGATGTACTAGTTATGGTACGAATGACTGAACCCACAACTATGAACAGGTTAAGTCTTACAGACACAATTATTAGAAGTTATGGAGAAAATGCTGGATTATATGACGTAGAAACTAAAAAGATATTAAGAAAACATTCTTGGAATAAAAACTTTGCTGCCACACCCCCACATTATTTAGGACCTTATTGTGTACAAGATGTGTATTGGACTAGAAAAGTTTATCAAGATAGGTTGCGTAATTTAGAATTATCAAATCAACTAGATTTATTTAGATTTCAGAATGATTTAACTAAAACATTATACATGATGGAAAAACGGGGCGTGTTAATAAACAATAATTACGCTAAAGAAGCATATGATAAGACTTTAAAACGCATAGATATACTTAAAAACAGGATATATAAATTAGTGGGGTATGAGTTTAATATTAGTAGCACTAAACAGTTAGGGGAAACATTTAATGCTATGGGAATACATTCTCCATTACGCACTGCAAAAGGTGCAGAAGCGTGGAATGAAGAAGCCCTTGTAAGATTAAACTCACCACTAGCGGGATTGATAAGACAATATAGAGCTTTAGAGAAAATAAGGTCTACATATATAGAACCTTACTTAGAACTGCCTGTGCTTCATACTAGTTTTAATAATTGGGGTACAGTTACAGGAAGACTTTCATCTAGTAGCCCTAATCTACAGAATATACCTAGAGATACAGTTTACATAGAGGATAGACAACTATCAGAATCAGACAAAGCGGATGTTAGAGATAGGGTAGCAGCCATTGTATCTAGCAAAGGTGGTAATGCAAATACAGAACTAACCGATGATGTATTAGAAACATGGAGCTTTTTAGGTGGGGATAAGTTTAACGCTAATGACGATAGACAAATTGCTATAAGAAACTTGTTTATACCTAGAAATGACTACAAAATGATAGCTTATGATTACTCTCAGATGGAAGTTAGGGTGTTTATGAGTTATGTAGATAACAAAGAGATGAATGAATTGATGAAACAAGATGATGTAGACTTTCATGGGGAAGCTGCTAAGATAGCTTTTAACATTGCAGAAGATGATTCTCAGTTCAAGTTTTTTAGACAGTTAGCTAAGTCAATTACTTTTGGAGTAATATACGGCATAGGTAAAGATAAACTAGCTTTACAACTTAATACTACTCCTGATGAAGCTGCTCAATATAAAAACACATACTTAGAAAATATGAAAGGCTCTAGAAAGTTTTTCAATGCGGTTATAAAGAAGATAAAAGCAGATGGTAAAGTTAGGAATAAGTATGGTAGAGTATATAGAGTACCTAGTGAGTTTGGATATAAGGGTGTTAACTACCTGATTCAAGGAACTAGTGCAGATATAATGAGTGAGCGTATGGTTGCTGTGGCAGAATACCTAAAGGATAAGAAGAGTAATCTGTTACTACAAGTGCATGATGAGATTATCTGTGAGGTACATAAAGATGAGGTAGATGATGTAGCCCCTGAGATAAGAAGATTAATGAAGGAGAATACACTTAACATTCCACTAGAGGTGGATATGGAAGTATGTGACCCTTCATGGGCAGTAAAAAAAGATTTTGATGATATAAACAAGTTTAATTTAGAAGAACATATAGATTGGGACTAATGAAAGTAACAGCAAAGAAAAACGAAACATTTGAAAAACTCTTAAGACGTTTTAAAAAGAGTTTACAAAAAGATGACACTTTAAATACATACAGACAACGACAAGAGTTTGTACCTAAGAGTGTAAAACGGCAACAACAAAAGGCTAATAAGCTAAGAAAGAGTAGGGAACAGGATGTCTAGCAAAGATGTATTTCATTGTGAAGAAAATGATGATGAAGTTATATACTATAATGGACTAAAAGAAGCCTTTATAGGATTAGGATTTCAACAGTTTAACGGACCCTATGCTATATACGATAGAGAAAAAGCAATAGAAATAATTGCTAGAGATTTTTATAAAGAAAAAAAGAAAGAACATGAGTTTGAAAAAATGGACGCAGAAGAAAAACTTAAAGTTGTCCAAGATATAGGCGATGAAGCATATATGGAAGCAGTAGAATACTTTGAATATAATACTGAGGGGGCATGGATGGGAGATAGAACTCCTATATTTGTAATTATGAAAGACTTATTAACACCGACAGAGGAGATATAAAATGGCACCATCAGGATGGCAAAACCCAAACGCCCCATACGATTTTACAGAAGGGATGTGGCGAGACTACAATGAAAACTATTCACACTTATCATGGGCAGAATATAGACAGATGACAAAGTGGGGTATAAAAAACTTAGTAGATAAGACACCAGATAAACCTAAACAGTATAGTTTTACAGAAGCATACAATAGAGATAATGATGTTGACCCTAAACATTACCATTTTGATATAGAGCCATTTGATTACATACACGACAATCAGATGAACTTTGCAGAGGGAAATGTGATAAAATATATAACAAGGTGGAGATATAAAGATGGTATCAAAGACCTTTATAAAGCAAAGCAATATATAGATATGTTGATAGCGAAGGAGCTAGTAGATGACAGTAACTCACAATAAAGATTGGAGATATGACTTAGCGTTTGGAGAAAATGGTGAACATTGGATATCTAAATTATCAGGTAATGGTAAAGTTGAAGTTAAAACTGAAAGAGGTATCTGGGCTACATCAGGAAACTTAGCTATTGAAATATATGATGAAAGAAAGAATAAAGGTAATGGGGCACCATCAGGTATTATGACCACTCAAGCAGAT